CTAAATTTTTTTAATATGCAAGTTTTTTAACACTTATTTTCAAATTATTTTTAATATAGTATAAATTATGTATATGTATGGCTTATTTATATTGAGAGTGTGAAAAAAATTATTTTAAAAAATTTTTAGAAAAGTATTTTTTAACGAATGTGTGGACTAACCCAATACATCACCCCCTCTTCCGTTTCGTTTGGGGTTACCACCCCTTCACTTCACTCCAGGGGTCACACTCTTCTTTAGTTTTGGAGGGATTAGGTTTTCTTCATTGATTAAGTGTTAATCAGTAGTTAGTTGAGTAATCCGTGCAATAGCCGTAATAACTTAATAGTCCGTAAGGTCAACTAATTATTAATATTAGGTGCTTAATCTAATGTCATCAGCCCTATGATAATACCAGCAATGGTATTTGGTTCTACTTAAATGGTGTCAACACTCAATGGTAGTTAAGAGTGTTTTATTAACTAATATTAATCAACTAAAATATAAAGATTATGGAAGGTTTAAAAGATTTAACAATTGGTTTTTATCAAACTAAAGAGTTAGAAGTATCATTATTAACTATAACAAAGTTATTAAATGAAGTACGTGGTACTAAAGATTATTTTACGCTACGTTTATTAGGGTTAGCTATAAATGATATTGAAGAGAGTATTAAAAAACGTTCTGAAAGAGAACAACTTAATGCTTGAGGATAAACTGAATACTTACAATCTTAATATTCAATGGTAGTAAGGGTTGAGGGTGTGTTTATTTGATGATGATTGTGTGTAATAAGTCTCACATCATCTCTCACACACAAAATCAACCCTTCAAAAACATCATTAAATTAAGCATCACAAAATATATAGCTTAATTAAATTACAACAGTCAAAGCTAAACTGTACACAATTAGCATTTAACAATTATAAACGACACTTAAGTCACAAAAGCTGAAGAGCCTTATACTAAACAAAATATGGAAGTAACAAGATTTGAAAAAGACGGACAAAAGATTTGGGAAAAAAATGGTATATTCTCTGGGTGTATTAAAGCAACTCAAGAAACATTTAACCCTGAAACAGGATTTGTAAATGTAACAACACATATGAATTGGGTTAAAGCTAATTCTGAAGAAGTTGTTGAAAGAATGATTACAAGTGTATCATCAATGATTGAAACAGGTAAATTAGTGCCATTTAGAGTATTCTCTTTAACACCTATTTATGCAGGTCAAGAAGAAGATATTAATCCACAAACAGAAGTTAAATTAGGTAGATATTCTCAATCAAGATTGGGAACACCAGCTAAAGCTTTAGAAATGGATAGAACATTCATTGAAGTTGAAGTACCAGTTGCTAAAGTTAAAGTAGAAGCTGAAGCATAATAATATTAGGGGAGTAAAATCCCCTTTTATTTTACTTAAAACCTCTGAAGAGTCTTTGAAATTAAGACGAAACATATTAATGTCAGGTTTAAAAATATAAATTAACACTTAAATACACAATTATGAAAAACTATCAAATTATTACAGGAACACCTAAAAAAGATAATGCCCAATTTCCTACAACATCACGTAGAGTAATTAAACACGGTAAAAGACCAAGTAAATTTCAATTAAAAATGAATAGATTTAGAGCATTTATTTATAAAGAAACTGATGAATTTAGTGTTAACAGCTCTAAAATAGATAATGTTAAACGTGTTAAATTACGTAAACAAGCATTAGCTCACGCTGGCTTTTAAAAACATTAAACCTCACAGAGATAACATCAATGTGAGGTATTATTAATCTTAAATTATAAACTATGAATAAAGAAGATGCTAATTTATTAACAGAGGAAGAAATAAAAATAATATTAGAGTTTGAAGAAACAGACTCAATGTTTGAAGAAGAATTTTATCACGATAGTATTAATGAAAGATATCAAGAATATTTATTAAGAGGCGATAGTCAAGAACACGCATCTAATTTATCATTTGATGATAACATAGGTTGTGATATAGAATATACTGAAGAACAAAAAAGAGTTTATTGTAAACATATTATAATAAGAAATATAATAATGGCATTAGGACCATATTATGAATTTGATAATTAACACTACATATAACGTAGTAATCTAAAACTAAACGAAATGATAAACATTAAAATATTAATACTAATATGGTTATTAGTAGGATTAGCTACATCTTTAATAGTAGTAGCAACATCACAATCACCTAAATATGAAAAAGGAGATTGGAAATACATATTAGCAGGAACATTTGGAGGTATATTAACAGCACTTGTAGTTGTTATTATATTATTTGATATACATATAATATCACCAAATAGAGAACTTAAAAGAAAGAGTAAATGTTCAATTAAATGAACTCTAACTAAAACTACAAATAGTTTGTAGATATATAGCTAAATTAAATAATATACAAATGAAAAGAATTAAAACATTATTATCAATACTAATGATATTAGTATTATTAACATCTTGTGCAGACAGTAAAGAATTTACAATAGATGGTAAAAAACAAACAATTGAACCTTATGGATGGTTTGATTTAGAAGCTAAAAATGATAGTATTAACTATAAAGTAAATACAGGTAATGTTATTTTATCCATTATTTTAGTGGAAACAGCGTTTGTACCTATATTAATAACAGGTAACCAATTATTCGAACCAGTTAGTAAAAAATAAATAACTATGAGAAATAATGACAGTAGATTAATTAAAAATGCATTTATAATAATTATAGTAATTGTAATATTTTTAATATCAGCATTAATATAGTCAGACAAAAGACTTAAAAAGAGGGGAAAGCAGAAATCCCTTAAACAAATAGAAGCTTAGAGCTACATGAAATCATCTGTAAAATAGATTGACACTTTCACAAAAAGAAGAAGTGCTGATGTAGAAGTAATAACAAACAGTAAAATTAAACTCTCATCCAATTGCAGGGCATGGATTACCAAGCAGTAAAAGTTCTACAGGATAGAGCCAAGGTGCAACCTTGTGGGAGTTTTTAATATAATAGTGTAAGATGTTGGGCTCATAATTTGACACAACTATTAATATAGGTTAAACATTGAAACCTTTGTGAATTAACCTCGGTCCTGAATAAGGATAAAACCGTGGTCAATGTTCACATAAAGATACTAATCCTGAATTGACAGGAAGAAGATTATAGTCACTTAGATGATTATATACCAAGGAGTAATCCTAGAGTGTTGTTCCCTTGAGAAAGGAATACCTAGTGCCATGTTTTAGAACTAGTGTGAAAACTAATTCCTCTGCATTAGAACACAAATGAGTTCTCAGCAAGTAGTTATTAATAATAAAGCCTAAAGTCCTGGCGGATATATTGAAATCTTTAGGTATAACTACGCTACCCTACTCTTATTAGTAAAAAAATTAAAGACAGTTGGGCAGACAACCTGCACTAATAAGAAAGAGGGTTATAAATCCTATACACGTAGAGAATATTGTATAGGATTACTAAATAATATTTAAAAAGCAGTAACCTGCTAAGTTAATTGCTAATATATTAGGACGAGGGTTCGATTCCCTCCATCTCCACAATAATACGTTTAAAAAGTAAACAATCCGTAAGTCTTTACAGAGCATGGTCTGTTATTTGGGGATGACTGGTATTGACTGTATAATATAGTAGATTAAATAGGGTTATAGCAACCAATAACTGGAAAAGTTATTAATATGTTTGGACAACCTCAGCTTAGAGCTGTAGCATAACCAACGTTTCTTAGGGTGTACGACAACACCCTTTTTTATTTTAAAACAACATTAACAATATAAAACTAATAAGATGAAACTGAAATGTAAAGTAATAATGTTACCTACAAATGATTTAACATTTATAAGATTTAACAAATCTTTAAATATTATATCACCTGATATAAGTGATTATGGTGTTAAAGTAAATAATTATATAAGTTGTCAACACCTCTACATCACTTCAGATGATGAAATTAAAGAAAGTGATTGGGTTTATAACAAAGTTCAAAAAACAGTTTTCAAAGCTGATGCATCATTTATGAAATTAATAGGTAATAGTTTATCTACTAATCATAAAATAATAGCAACTACTGATAAATCTTTATTAAGTAGTAATTCTATACCTCATCCAAGAGGAGGTAATAGTAAACAAATGGTAGGTACACTACCTCAACCATCACAAGCATTTATTGAGAAGTATTGTAAAGAAGGTGATATTGATGAAGTGTTGGTTGAGTATGAAAGAATAGATACTTATCATAAAACGTTGGATGGTAGTAGCTGGGGAAAATTAATACCTAAAGTAGATTCACATAATACTATTACTATTCATTCAATTAAAAATAGTTGGAACAGGGAAGAAGTGATAGAATTATGTAAAACTGCTGCTAATGACTATGTAGAAATCATAACTAATGAAGCTAATTGGATTAAAGAAAACTTATAACAATGAAAACACATAGAATTTACACAGTTAATAATAAAGCTGTATTAATATTACAGAGATTTACTCATGCATATTTAGTACAATTTATTAAAACTGGTAAACAAGCTAGTGTTAGTAAAAATTGTATTAAATACTTTAATAAACAAATAAAAACAAACATTAACCAATTAAAATTACAACTATGACAACAGAAACAATTATATTAATAACTTGGTTTTTAGCAGGTTTAATAGCTGCATTATTAGTAATAAATGATATGAAAGAAGATATTAAAATTAAAGATATCTTACCAGCATTATTATTTGTAATTCTTGGTTATTTAACATTGATAGCTACAATAATAGCACTTGCAGTAAAAAATAGTGATGTAGTAATATGGAAACATCCTAAAAACAGATAAACAATTAAATTAAACTTAAATTAAATAAAATGAAAAAAGAGTATATAGTATATGTGACAAAAGTTTCACATAAGAAATTAAGAAAGTCTACTTATTGGGCAACAGGAAGTGGAGAAGAAATTCTTATTAAAGATATTGAATTTAACCACCTAATAAATATTATTAAGTATTTATTAAAAGCTAAAGAAGAATCTTTAAAATATGATTTACCAATGTTAGAATTTGAAACATTTAGTTTAGAAAAATGGATTGAAGTTCTTAAAAATGAATTAAACTTTAGAAAATAAACAAAAACAATGAAAAAATTTATAACAATATTAATATTATTAATATCATTACAATCGTATACTCAATCTACTTTAGATAGTATACCAAATATTACAGAAACAGAAAGAATTATTGATAAATATGGTAGTAAAATATCAGATGGTTTCAATAAAATGGTAGAAAATGTAGCACCAATGGCTGAACAAGGTTTTACAATGGTTGTAAAATTGAAATTCGTTGAAGGTATTATATTGTTATTACCATTATTATTTGCAATTATATTTTTAATATTATTTAAAAAAGAATATAATAAAGTATATAATGAAATTAAAGATACTCATTATAATGATGTTTTTGATTGCGATAATATTACAGCATTTATAGTAATATATTTAATATTATTTAGTATATTTACATTAATTGCAATATTTACAACATATGATGCAATTATACATATATTTATACCAGAATGGTTTGCAATTAAAGAAATATTAAATTTAATATAAAAAAATAACTATTATTCCAATTGCATGGACTAGTAATCTCAATGTGGCAAAGTGCAACAAGTTTCCATAAAGATTATAATAGTTTTTAAATTAACCTAATAATACATAAAGTATGTTTACAACAGAAGATAAAGTAACTAAAAAAATAGGAGATGCTTATTATTGTATACAAGATGGTAGTAAATTCAACCATCATTATCCTTTTACAATACAATTAATTAAAATAGAAAATAATAGTACTGCAACAAGTAAAAGAGAACATGATTCAAGAATTGATTTAAATGATCCTGGAGTTAAAAGATTTCACAATAAAAAAATAGCAAAAGCTTATTTAAAATATCTTAAAATTTTACATAACAAAATATAATAAACTAAAACTATTTACAAAGTAATAAAACTCGTAGTGACTCTTAACTGAGAGCTACATGTATACTAGAAGGCTGGTAAAGATCCAGAAGTAAATAGTTTTTAAACAGTCAAATCGTCTAATTGGTTAGGACAATTCGCTAATCGCTTATAAATATAGGTTCGATCCCTATTTTGACTACAAATTAATAATTAAACATAAATAAACAAACATTATGCAAAAACAAGAAAACAGAGTATTATTAAACAGAGGACAAATTATTGACAGAATTATTATGAATTTAAATAAAAGAAATGTTTTAGATCATAAAAATTATTTAGTACAACCTGGTACTATTGTAGTATAACAATTAATCTTATAAATTATAACACTATGAAATTACAACGTAAAAGAATTAATAAAAATACAGGTATTCCTGTAAGATCACAATTAGACATGATGACTATGTTTTTATCTTTAGGATATACAAAGAAACAATCATGGGATAAACTTAAAATGAGTAATTGTAGAAGTGCTAGTCGCTTACAATTTGCTAATTAACAACTTATGAAATATTTAATATTTATAAGAAATAGAATAGGCGGTGGTAGATTCATCGCCTATTTTAATAGTGGCTTTTTTCATTTCAATGATGAAAGTGGGTCAAGAACAGTACATATGAGAGATGTTAAACGAAGTTATTTAAAATAGTTTATCATCTATAACAATATTATTTGAAGTTCATAGTTTTAAATAATTTTTAAGGTTAATTGAAGTAAATAGTCTCTAATGATGAAATTGAAGTAATCATTAGAGTTCTATTTATACTTTTAAAGCATTTTAAGTATGTTTTAAACAACCTTAACAATAATTTAATATACTTATATAACTTAACAAATTTAAATCTCTTAAAACTTATGAAATTAAAACTTAAATATAGAAATAATAAATATTTCAATGAGAATGATATTTTTGTATTTTATGATAAACCCCTAAAAAAGATATTCACAAGTAAATGTTTTTTCTCTAAGGGATTTTATTATACAACTAAAAGTTTGCAGTACAAATGTAACTCAATTAGATCCAAAAAACTTGAGTGCTAAAGAAAAGTAACATAAAAGAAATATATATAAGTATATAAATATACTTAGATCATAGCTTTTTTATTTTAAACTCATTTGATTGAAGATAAACAATAATGGAGAATCTGAATTAACAGATACGGATACTAAAGGAAATCCTAAATTATAGACTGTATCAGCAGTCGTGTTTATAAAGTGAAGACTGATGTTCACTGTTAAATCAAAGAGTTTATTATAATTAATAATTAAAAAATATATAAAATGAAAAAATACAAATTAGTTAAATAAATAAGCAATGAATAAATACAGAATTGAATATTGTGAAGAAAATGGAATTAAAGTAAAAGAATTTAATAAATATAACGTAAATAATTACACTGACTTTTTAGAGAAGAAATTAGAAGCTATTAATTATACACGTTGTTGTAAAAGCGATAGCGAGCAGTTGTGCGATGAAGGAAACTTAGGTAAGATTAAAAAACTTTACACTACAATTGGCGGTGAGTGGATAGAATATAAAACAGAATAGCACAATTGTTTACAACGTATATGGTTAAGGTTAGTTGCGGATAGATTATTAATGAATAAAATAAATACAAAAATGAAAAAATACAAATTATTGAAGATTTACAAAGGATCACCTAAAATAAATACCGAGATTGTAGAAACTATGATTATGGGTTCTAGACCAAAGTTTAGAACGTTTACTATTTCAGGACCTAATAAAGGTGATTTTAGAATAGATAACCCAGAAATTAGCCCTGAATATTGGGAGGAAATAGTTGAATATCCAATAGGAACTAAAGCTACAGATACTAGAATTAACAAAACTTTTGTAAAAAAAGTAGATGGTTGGTATAATTCTAATAGAACAGCTCATACTGATGAATCTATTAGTGGTGCTAAATGGATAAATATTGTAGAAAATGAAATAGTTGAAAAAGATTATGAGATATTATCTTTTAAACAAAATTCTGGAATTACAGATTTATGGACTAATTTTGGGTTAAATCCTAATTGTTGGTGTAGAAATAAAAATAATTTTGCAGTTACATCTGGGTATACTTTAGAACAAATTTTAAATAATCCACTATATTCAATTCATTCAGTAAAAAGATTATCTGATGGTGAAGTGTTTACTGTTGGGGATAATTTAAGTAGTAATGCTAATATTTTCACACTTGATAGTATCATTTTAGATGTTCACATGGGATTAAGAATATCTCCATATGAGGTAGTAGGTACTATAGCCTTGAAAAATGTTGTTAAATGTAAAAAACCATTATTTACAACAGAAGATGGTGTTGATGTAATACCTAAAATAGGTGGCGAGTTTCAATATTGGAGTTTAAAGTTAGATAACTGGAGAATTAGTGATGCTCCTCATATTTTAAACAGTAATACAATTATACCAATATCAACAAAAGATTTATTAAGATGTTGTAATGAACTAAGATTTTCAACAAAAGAAAAAGCTGAAGAATATATTTTATTAAATAAGCAACATTTAAGTATGCAAGATTTAAAAAATACAGGTTGCATAAGTCAAATACAATGGGATATTATACTTGATTATATTAGAACTACTAAATTATAAACTATGTTTAACAAAGGAGATGTAGTTGTAAAAACATACACCACTAATACAACTAATAGAGTTGGAAGTAAAAAAGATGATATTTGGAAAATTAATAAATTAACTTCATTTACAAAAGACTCCGCTTATTATCCAGATGGTAAAAGTCATTCTATAGACGTTAGAAAAGCTACAGATAATGAAATTAAATGGTTTGAAGCAGGTATAACAAATATTAATCAAATACCTGAAGTAGGTGGTACTTTTTGTACAGAAAAAATTAAAAGAATTGATTATACTTTAAAGTATTCTATTATAACTAATGGAGGGACTTATAGTTTAAAATATTGGTTAGAAACCTATTTAAAAAGATACAAACCACCTATTAAATCACCAAATATTTGCAATGAAGTAGCAATAGAAGAATTATTCAAAGTGGAAGATTTAAAGAACTGTAAAATAGGTAATTTAACACCTGAAGATCATGAAATTATACAACCTTGGTTATTTAGTTTAGGGTATGAATGGCAAAGTGGTGCACATCTTACAAAAACAGACCAACCTTATTTATGCACAACAGGTAATAATCACATTTTTAAAAAATCTAATGTAACAGATTTTAATAAATTACAAAGAACACCAATTAAAAAAGAATTAATTTTAAATTATATTAAACAATTAAATACAAACAATAATTATGAGCAAATTAACAAGAAAAGAGAGATTAAACCAGAGTCAAGAACAATTAGAGGCGCAAGTATTAGGATACCAGTTATCACAGGAAGAATTGCAAGCGCAAGCAGACTTATTGGCAACAAAGCAAGCGGTAAGTGCGTCAAAAGCCAAATTAGAAAGTTTGAAATCGTCGCAAACATTATCACTTGTTGATATTGTATCTGCTGAAAATGAAGTTGAAGCTTTAACTAAAGGTCAAAAACGTTTAGAAGCTTTAATTAAAGAATTATTTCCAACAAAATAGTAAAAATAAGGAGAGTTATTATATTAGTAGCTCTCCTTTAAAATATTAAATATGAATAATCAAAATAATACACAACAAACAAGAGAGTCAGTTAATAAAAATGTATCTAAATACAATTTAATTAATAAATCTTATAGACAAGTTTGGGAATCTAAAAGAAAATATAGATCAATTTAATTATGAAAATTTGGCACCTTGGAGACACTCACTCATATCACAGTTTATTAAAAATACCTGATGATATAGATATAGTTATACATTCTGGTGATTTTAGTAATTATAAAGATGTATATAAAAATGAACCTGAAACTAGAGATTTCTTAAATTGGTACTCAGCATTACCTATTAAACATAAAGTATTAATTGCTGGTAACCACGATGCTGTAGCATTTCATAGAGGTAAAGAGTTTAGACAACTTTGTAAAGATTTAAATATTATATATTTAGAGAATGATCATGTAGCATTACCTACTGATGAGCCATCTCCTAATAAAGGATTTATTAAAATATGGGGAAGCCCTCATACACCTCAATTTGGAGATTGGTATTTCATGAAGAATAGAAGTAAACTTGATAGAGTTTGGCAATCTATACCTGATGACACTGATATAGTAGTTGTTCATGGTCCACCTAAAGGAATGTTAGATTTATCTTATGATAGATATAATACTGTAGAAATGTGTGGTTGTAGTGCTCTTAAAAAGAGAATGCTTGCTATACAACCTAAGTTATGTTTATTTGGACATATTCATAATAACAAAGATATTATAAATGCTGGAAAAACTAAATTAGCTGGATATGATACTATATTTAGTAACGGAAGTGTTTTAACAGATGGTAAGTTTGGAGAATTAAGTAGTAATGGTAACATATTAGAAATTTAAATAATATATTAATGAAGAAAGATGATGAAGAATGAAATATATATACGATTTAGAAACGTACCCTAACATGTTTCTAGCTAGTTTTAAATGTATAATAACTAATAAATATTATGAATTTGAGATTAGTGATAGAAAGAGTGATATAGTTGAATTAAGAAAGTTTCTATATCAAAAAGGGTTAAAATTAATAGGGTTTAACAACCTTAACTTTGATTATCCTGTATTACATAATAGTATATTAAAGGATAAAACTGATTGGAATGCAAATCAAATATATAAACAAGTTGAGTTAATTATAAATTCTGAATATTCTGCAATATGGGAAAATCAAATTAAGATACCTCAGCTTGATTTATATAAAATTTGGCATTATGATAATCGTAACAAATCAACTAGCTTAAAATGGTTAGAATTTGCTATGAGATTACCTAATGTAGAAGATTTACCATATAAACCTGGTACAATATTAACCTATGATGAAATGGATCATATAATAAAATATTGTAGAAATGATTTAGATGCTACACACGATTTTTTTAATTTAAGTGGTAAACATATAGCTATTAGACAATTTTATACTAAAAAAGAAGATATTAATTTAATAAATGCTTCTGAAACTAAAATTGCAAAAGATGTATTTGGTAAGTATTTATCTAAAGAAATGGGAATATCTTATAAAGAATTGCGTAAACTACGTACTGAAAGATATCATATTTCAATTAAAGATTTAATATTTCCTTATATTAAATTTGAAGATGAAGAAAATATTAAATTATTAGAATACTTTAATAGTATTGAATGGAAATCTAATGGTGATTATTCTACTAAAATACAATATTCTAACACTTACTTAAATGTTAAAAGAGAATATGGTGAAGGTGGACTTCATAGTTTTGATAAAGGTGCTATTTATGAGTCTAATGATGAATATATGATATACGATTTAGATTTTGCTTCATATTACCCTCACTTATCATTTAAGAACGGGCTACATCCTGAACATATACCTAATGAAGTATTTAATACTTTATATGAAGGTTTTTATACAGAGCGTAAGAATTACCCTAAATCAGATCCTAGAAATTATGTATTAAAAATTATTTTAAATGCATCTTATGGTTTAAGTAAAGATAAACACGCTTATTTGTATGATCCTAAATGGCAATTAGCAATTACTATTAATGGTCAACTTTTGTTGACAATGTTGTCAGAATGGGTTAATAAAGCAACTACATATTGTAAAATATTATTTGAAAATACTGATGGTGCAGCATTTATTATTAAACGCTCTGAAAAACACTTAGTTGATGATGTTTGTAAAAGAATGGAAGCATTATCTAGTATAGGTTTAGAAGCTCAAGAATGTGATAGAATGATAATGCGTGATGTTAATAATTATATTAATGTTATAGAAGGCTATAAAGTTAAGTTTAAAGGATGTTTTGAGATTGATAGAGATTATCATAAGAATCATTCTAAACGTATTATACCACTAGCATTAGCTAACTATTACATAAATAATATACAACCTGAAGAAACTATATATAATCACCTAAATAAAGATGATAATTATAGTTTTGCAGATAATCACGGAGTATATGATTTTTGTTTAGGTGCTAAAATGAAAGGTTCTAATAAATTATATAGTAGAAATATTATTGATAATGCTGTTGTGGATGAAAGTCTTAACAAAATGAATAGGTATTATGTTTCTAATAACGGTTGTGAATTAATTAAAAAATTACCACCGTTAGAAAAGAACTATTTAACTGAAACTGAAAAACATAATATTAAAACTGGTAATAACCAATTAGATATATTTAATTTTGTAAAAGATGTTAGAGTTGAACCTGAAGATAGAGAGAGTAATCTTGAAGCTGGTTGGAAATGTACTTTATTTAATAAGTATAAAGAATCTGATAATTATGATATTAATTATGATTATTATATTAAAGAGTGTAACAAAATAATTAATAATATAAAATAAATATGATGTTTATACAAATAATGCCACCACCAACTATACCACCTCCACCACCAGGTTTAACTATTGGAAGTGGAGAAGTTAGTTTAATAATAATAGTATTAATAATACTTTATTTAAAATATATTTATAAAAACAAATAATATGAAATATAACCATATTAAATTAGCAATAGATTTAGTTACAAGTACTTATAATATTACTGAACCTTTTGAAATACAAGAGAAAATTGAAGAAAATTTAGATATGGAATTACATATTAATGATATATTAAAACATTTAAAAATAGATACTTATGACACCAAAAGCATTTACAGGTTACAGATGGTGGGAACAAAAGAATCCTGCTTATAGAGAAGCTTGTTTTAGAAAAAGTATTAAAGAAACAATAGAATTGAAAGGTAAGTATGATTATTTTATAAAACAAACTAATAAAAAATAATTATGGAAGAGCAATTAATAACATTTAAAACAGCTAAATTAGCTAAAGATAAAGGATTTGATGAACCTGTATTAGCAATATATTCAGGTAATCAACTAGGCTACATACAAGAGGGAGATAAGTTATTTAGAAAATGGAATCATTGTAGAGATGCTACATATTCAGCTCCAACACAATCTTTATTACAAAAATGGTTAAGAGAAAAACATACTATAGACATATGTATAGAATCATATAGAAAACACTCAACTAAAGTTTATGGACAACAAGTTTTTTATGGAGAATTTATACCTACAGATACTGGATTTATTAGAAAAACAGCAAGAAAAAACAGTGTTTTTATAGCATTTTTATCTTACGAAGAAGCTTTTGAAGTTGGTTTACAAGAAGGATTAAAATTAATAACAAAATAATAATTAAAATAAATTTATGAATAAACAAATTATATTAGATGCTGAAGTTTTAGCAAAGAATAATTTGTCTATAAATGAATTTTTATGTTTACTAAAGATATACTTTAGTGAATTAAATGAAGATATAGATTATGATGATTTATATTTACATTATCAAAGTTTAGAAAGTAAAAAATTTATAAAAATAACAATAAGAGAAGAAAATGAAAGAAAAGAAATAAAATATATACTAAGAGAAAAATCTAAAGTATTGATTGAAAATTCTTTTACAGATAAAAAAGTTTCTGTTAAAAAAGATAGTATTAAAAAGAAACTATCTCAAAGATACATAAACGAAGCTGTTGAAAATGGTATTGATGAATATCGTAAACAATGGCAAGGTTTAAAACCTGGTTCAATGGGTTCACCAAAGAGCTGTAAAGATAAATTAAAGCGTTGGATGCTTGAAAATCCTGAATATACTTTTGAAAATATATTAAAAGCTGTAAGTATTTATATTAATCAATTTAATGGTGATTACAGATTTTTACAACAAGCTGATTATTTTATATTTAAAAGAGATGGTAAAGAAGAATCTTCTAGACTGTCTGCATTTATAGATGAAATAGATTTAGTAGGAAATAAAAATGAAAATTGGACTAACACTTTAAATTAAAATATAATACTAAAAGTTTAATTTAATCTTAAAAATAGTGAATAAAAATGACAAATGATGAAAAAATAGAAAAGATTATTGATATTGTTGAAATAAATGATAGAATGGAAGTTACTTATGCGTTATATGGTAAATATAATAAATTAATTAAATCTTCTGTTAATACAGTTTGTTTTAGTGGATTACCTAGAAATGATAGTTGGTTTAAATTAAAACTTAAATTAAAATGTTCTGGAATGAATAAAGATTTAATAAAGTTTTGGATTGAATTAATGATTAAAATTGAATCTAAAATTACTATAGAAAATGATTATTTAGTTATACCTAATTTAGGTTATGGTAAAACAATGATTATATTAACAGCTATAAGATTTTTATGGGAAGGTAGTAATCATTATGATTGTATACCTAGATTAACTAAAAACATATTAGATTTAAAACCTAATATAGACCCATTAAAAGCTATATTACTTGCAAATAGCTGTACTATAAAGTCTTGTGGTTGGGGACATTCTTTAGTATGTTCTGTAGTTAAAGATTTAAAAAATATTTGGCATTATAGAAGATATAAAGGTAGTACTGTATTTGGATTTACTAATTCTGGTTATGGAAATAGTAATTTGTTAGCTAAAATTAGAAAAGCTAAGATGAATGATTATGATGTATTACCAGTATTAAAACAATATGGTTATGAATAGACAAAAAATGATTAATGGTTTAAATAATATTGAAGTTGCTTTATTACATTATTTTAATAAAAATGATTCAATGTGGTTGGATGTATTAGATGGTGATTCTAGAAAATATGTTGCAGATTATTCAGATTATTCTTTAAAGGGATATTCTGGAGTTACTGTAAAATATCTCAGAACTTATTTATTTAATAAGAAATATAGTATTTCTATGATTAGCTATGTATTATTAAAATTACTTTCAGAAGATTGTATTAAGACATTACATTGTCGTGATATTGAACAAGTAGTTTTTGAATCTACAGAAAGTAGTCACGAAACTTATTATTTTATAAACAATTATGATTATGATGAAGATGAAGATGAAGATGATATTGAAAATAATGAATATAAATGTTATAATTCAATGATTAAATCATACTACGCAATTAATAATTATTTAAATTAAACTTTTGGTATTATGTAAAAACATAATATGAGCGATAAATTATTTAATAGAGTATATGAAGACCTGATAGATCGTCGTAAAAGAATTCTATCAGGCAAAATAAATTGTATTCCTTGGGGATTACCTAGATTTGAGGAAGAATCTCCAGGGATTGAACAGGGTAAATCTTATTTAGCAACCGCATCTAGTAAAATAGGTAAGTCTCAAATAACTAACTGGTTGTTTGTATTTAATCCAATTAGACAAATTATAGATGAAGGTTTAGATATTAAATTAAAGATATTTTATTTTAGTTTAGAAATGACATCAGGAGAATTAATGAGGTCAATATTTTCTAATATATTATATTTAAAAGAAGGTGTAAGAGTATCACCTAAAGATTTAAGGAGTACTAAAAAAGATGCTCCAGTATCTCCAGAGATATTAGAGTTAATTATTAAGTATAAACCTTATTTTGATAAAGTTGAAGAGATTGTTACATTCCATGATTCAGTACGTCACCCTACAGGAATTTTTAAAGTATTAGAGGGTTATGCTAAGGAAAATGGTAAAACTCACTTTAAAACAGTTAAAACTGAATCTGGAGAAGTAGAAGCATTTGATTATTATGTACCTAATGATCCTGATGAATATGTAATGTGCATTATTGATCACGTAGGTTTAATAGATGCTCAAAAGTTTCATGGTGTACAATTATCATTAAGAGAATCAATTGGATTACTTTCTTCTAATTACTTAGTTAAGCTTAGAAATAGGTATAACTACACACCTGTTGTAATTCAACAGCAAGCTGCTGCAAGTGAATCTATTGAACACGGTAAAGCTAGACAAAATAAACCTACAATGGATGGTTTAGGTGATAATAAAACAACTCAAAGGGATTTTAATTTGATATTAGGTTTACATAGTCCATTTAGATATGGAATACCAACACATTTTGACTACGATATAACATTCTTTAAAGATAATATTAGATTTTTAGAAATATTAGGTGGTAGAGAAGGTGGTGCTGGTACAATATGTCCATTATATTTTGACGGAGCTGTAAACATTTTTAAAGAATTACCATTACCAAATGATGAATTAAATTTAAGAAAAGTGTATAGAAAAATAGAAAACATAAGAAAAAAAGATAAACAAAATGGAAAAACATAGAACAGATTGTTGTGCATTAATGCAATTAAGTAGAGTTGATAATAATACTTCTTTAGGTGCTTTAAATGCAGCTATTGTAAAATTAACTAAAGAGAAATATGCTAATACTGAAGTAGGTATTACAACTGGTAATGGACAAACTGCAATATTTACTATTGTAAGTCCTGGAGAAGATATTCTTGCTGAGAATTTAACAACAGTGGGATTTAAACCTGTACATACTTTTGAAAGAAGAGTTGGTTACCCTAAACATGGTGATTTAACAATGTATATTAAAAATCTTTAAAATGGATAAATTATACGTAAAAGATAAAAGAAAGGTTAATGAAAAACCTGAAGATTTTTTTAATAGATTATATGAACATAATTATGATTTTCCCACTACTTTTTATGATAAAGATTGTGTAAACAGACAATGTAAATTTGGTGCTAGAAGATCATTTTCTGATTTGTATAAAATAATGAAGACTTATTATTCTAAAATTACACATAAACAATTAATAAAAATTATAATTGATAAATGTACAGATAATACTTATTATAATTTAATATATTGCCCTCACGTTCATAAAATTGTATTATATACAGGAGATTGGGAAGTGGATGAAGAAGATATAATTAATAAAACAGCATTTAATAGAACTTATTATGATTATAGTAGGTTATTTGGTAAAAATGAAATTAAAGAAATAGATAAATTTACTATATATTATTTATATAAAAAATTAGGTTACACAACAGAAGAAATTAAACAACAAGTTAAAAAATTAAAAACTAAAGATGAATAAAAAAACAATAGGAATTTACGCAGATAGTATTGGTGGTGAAATGAAACAAACTGCACCTTATATTAATTTTATATTAAATTTTGGAATACCAAGATTAATTACACAATATGATGACCCTGAAAAAGTATCTGAAGAATGTGATATGTTATTAATTCCTGGAGGTGCTGATATTAATCCAATGAGATATGGTGAGATTCCTCATCACAACACAGGTAGATGTAATGTTCAATATGAATATTTAGATTCAGTAATGATTCCTGCGTTTATTCTTGCTGATAAACCTATTGTTGGTATTTGTAGAGGTTTTCAAACTTTAAATGCTTACTTTGGTGGAACTTTATTTCAAGATATTAAAGGACATAATCAAACTAAAGGTTATGGTGCAAGATCTGAAACTAAAGATGATTTATGGACTGAAGATAAAATTTATAAAATTAATACTATTCATCATCAATCAGTTAAAAAATTAGGAGATGATTTAGTAGCTATTGGCTTTAGTCCAGTAATTGCAGGTTGCCCTTCTTTACTAGAGGATCAATTTCTAACAATTAAAACTTATGGTGTAAAAAGTTATATTAGTTTTACAGAAGCTTTTAAGCATAAAAGTTTACCTATTGTAGCTTTTCAATATCATCCTGAAGAATTTAATTGTGAATTTGCAATAAGTGAAATTAATAAAATTTTAAAATAATGAGTAAACAGAAATTACATAATTTATTTTTAGAAGGTTTATCACAAGAAGATTTTGATAAATACTTTGATAAAATAATGGAAAGAACTAAAAATGTTCTTAAAATTAAAGCAAAAGAATATGCTCGTGGGGGAGATAGAATGCATAATTTTAATAAAGCATCTATAAAAAACCAAGAAATTAGAGAACGTACTTTAGCAGGTATGAGATTAAAACATGAAGTTTCTATTGATGATATGATTGATGACATTGAATTAGGTTTAACACCTTCTGAACCTGTTGTTAATGAAAAATTTGGAGATAGATTGAATTATGATATCTTAGAAGAAATTAGTATTTTACACAGAATAGATTATGGCAACAATAGATAAAACTTATCATCATCTTTTACAAACAATACTAGATGATGGTTTTACGTATGAAGACCCTAATAGAAAAGGTATAAATAGAATACAAATACCATCTTACACATTTAAACATGATTTTAAAGATGGTTTTCCAGCTATAACTACTAAAAAGTTATATTGGAAAGGTATTGTAGGTGAGTTAATTTGGTTTTTAAGAGGTGATACAAATATTAAATATCTTGTAGATAATGGTATTAATATTTGGAATAAAGATGCTTATAGTTACTATTTAAAACAATATGATTTAAATAATTGGCAACATAATAAATTAACTTTATTAGAATTTGTAGAAAATATAAAAAAAGGTAATTTAAAAATAAGTGGTGTCAGCTTTTATAAGTTAGGAGATTTAGGTAGAGTATACGGTGCTCAATGGAGAGACTGGAAAGGTTTTAGTCAAGGATTGTATGCAGACTTTGAAGAAGGTACACATGATAAAATGAAAAAAGGTTTAGATCAAATATCTAATCTTATTAAAGGATTAAAAGAAAATCCTATGGGTACTAAACACATAGTAACTGCTTGGAATCCTGCTGAATTAGATAATATGGCTTTACCACCTTGCCATTGGAGTTTTGAAGTGTTAGTTGAACCTATTCATTGGAAAAGTAGAATAGATAAATTAGAAGATTTAGGTGCAACTTGGGAATCCAAAACAGATATTACGAAGGTACTGAAAAAATGGAAAATTCCAGAATACCAATTTACTTTAAAATGGCATCAAAGAAGTGTAGATACATTCTTAGGGCTACCGTTCAACATAGCTTCATATGCATTATTAGCACAGATTATTGGTAAGTTAACTAATATGAAACCTAAAGGTATTATAGGAGATTTATCTAATGTGCATATTTATAAACCTCATTTAAATGTTGTTAAAGAACAATTAAATAGAGATGTAAATAAATATAATGATGATGTGTTTGTAAATGTTAAACATATGCATGAACCAAATGATATTGATAAATATATAAATAGATTAAAAATATCTGATTTTATATTAGAAAATTACAAATCATATCCTACAATACCAGCAGAAATGTTACCTTATTCAAGTTAATAATTAAATTAAAATAATGAAAAAAAGTGAAGTAAAGACAAAAGAAGATTTAGAGAATTATTATAACACTTGTAGAAAGATTAAATTTAGAAAAGATACTGAAGTACCAAAAACTATTAGAAGTATTTTAAAAAGGATATTAGACTACCAAGATGGAGAATCTGAAGCAACTGTATTTTCTAGAGAAGGACATCATTGTCATAAAAACAAAAGTAGAAGTTTAGATGATATTATTAGAATATGTAAATATTATTTCCCTAAGCATACAGTTAAACAAATAATAAAAGGTATTTTAGATTATCAAGATACTTTTGATTATAAATTTTATTTTGGTTGGTGTCCTAATATTAGAAAAACTAACTTTAGAGGAATTGGTTTTTATTCAGCTAATTTTGGACAGCATAACCGTTATTCAAGTTTTAAATGTCAAGGTTTTCAAAATTGCAGTATTAAAGTAAACGATTATATAGATTAATTAAAGTGGTGGTAGGATGGAAGAAGATGAAAGATGGAATTACCAATAAAGAAAGAAAAAGCTAATAGAGTTAACCCTAAAAAGATTATCATTTATGGTAATCCTAAAACAGGTAAAACAGTCGCAACAGCTCAATTAGATAATTGTTTAAATATAGATTTAGAAGATGGTAGTAATTTTGTAGAAGCATTAAAAATAAATGTACTTCAATTAGCTAGAGAATCTGATAGATCACCTTTAATAGTATTAAAGGATGTTATTAATTCAATTAAAGCTAATAATAAAGAAAGTGGTACTTATTTATATAAATATATTGCAATAGACACAGTTTCTGCTTTGGAGGAAATCGTGTTACCATTAGCAAATAAAATGTATAAAAATACCAGTCAAGGTAAAAATTGGGATGGAAATGATGTAACTCTCTTGCCGAACGGAAGCGGTTATAGGTGGACGAGAATAGCTTTAAGTATGGTTTTAAATGAATTAGAAGAGATTTGTGATACTCTAATTATTTTAGGACATATGAAAGAGAAATTAGTAGGTAAAGGTGCTGAAGAAATGAATGAAAGAGGTTTAGCATTAACTGGTCAAATGGCTAGAATTACAGCTTCTCAAGTAGATGCAGTAGGTTATATCTATAGAAAGGACAACCAAACTATAGTAGACTTTACAGCAACTGAATCATTAGTTTGCGGTGGTAGATGTGCTCATTTAGTAAACAAAAAAGTAGTATTGATTGAATCTGATGAGGATAACAATATTAAAGTAGATTGGTCTGAAATATTTTTAGACTAATAAAAAAATAGTAAATAGTAATAAATAATAATAATAGTAAAAACGAAGATAGATTATGATCGATTTGAATGGAGTAGATTTCGCAGAGAAAGTTGTTAAAGTATTTAATAACGGTGTAGGAGGGAAAGTTGACAATGTTACAATAAAAGTAGAAAAAAAGTCATTGGATGGACATGTAAATGCTCCAGATTACAATGTAGTATTTACAGATAGTGAAGGTGCTTCTGCAAGTGCAGGATTTTATTACGAAGGTAGTGAACAAATTCTTATTAGTAGAGCATTACACGTTGGTAGAGCTGTTTTAGGAGCAGAATATAAGTTTCCTCCAGCAGAGAATACTAAAGATGCTTTGAATAAAATTATGAAGCTGATTAAAGATAATAGTGAAGGTAAATTATTTAACACTTTCTGTACTTACGGAAATGCTAATTATAAACCTTCTCAGTATCTAAACATTAGATTCTTTGATTTTATTGAACCAGCAGATGTTGAAAATACAAGATTGAGAGTTAAAAATGGTGATTTACTTGAAAAAGTAGCACAAGATGCACCGTCAACAAAAGCTTCTGATGCAGGAGCTGATGATGATTGGGTATAATTAATATTAATAGGGGTTGGAAACAGCCCCTATTTTAATAAACTTAAAAATATGAACGATAAAATTAAAAGTAATGAGTTTTGTAAATGTGAAGGAGTGCAAGATTTACATATAATGACTGGTGAATGTAGAAAATGCGGAAAACAATGTACTTATTAGATTATATTAATCTATGAACTTAAATGATAAAAAATATTTAGAGAAACCATTAGTTACAAAACAAGGTATTCTTGAGTATATACAAGATATTGATGTTTATAAAAAATATATGGATGGTAAAGATGTTGAACTTAGAGGAGGATTACATTCCCCTTTAAGAGAAGATAATAACCCTTCTTTTGGATTTTTTATAGGTAAAGATGGTGAAGTATGTTTTAAAGACTTTGTTAAAGGTAGTGGAGATTTTGTAAAGTTTGTACAAATAAAATTTAATATTGATTTTATACAAGCTTTATCTAAAATTATTGTAGATTTTAATATACAAGATAATTTTGTATATAAAAAATATGATAATGTTGTTAATAAAACTACTTATAATAAACAAGATAGAACTAACTTAGTTAAAGATGGTAATCCTGTTAGGCTAAATAAACGTTCTAGAGATTGGAGAATGTATGATGTGAAGTTTTGGAGTGATTTTGGTATAACTAGAAAAACTTTAGATAAATATTATGTAAAGCCAATTGACTATATTTTTATAAATGATCAAATAATAAAAGCTGATAAATATGCTTATTGTTTCACGGAATATAAAGATGGATTAGAGACGTTTAAAATATATCAACCTTTCAATGAAAAATATAAATGGTTAAATAATCACGATTATTCTACTTGGCAAGGTTGGGAACAATTACCTGAAAGTGGTAGTCATTTGATAATTACTAAGTCATTAAAAGATGTTATGGCTATAACTGAGGTATATGGAATACCTGCTGTTAGTTTACAAGCTGAAAGTGTAACACCTAAAACACATATAATTGAGGAACTTAAAAATAGATTTTTTAATGTTTATTTATTATATGATAATGATTTTGATAAAGATGAAAATTGGGGACAAATATTTGCAGAAAAATTATCAAAAGAATTTGATATTGAAAATGTATTTATACCTACAATTTATAAAAGTAAAGATTTTTCTGATTTAATTAAAAATACTAATAAAGAAGAAGCTATTACAATTTTAGAACAAGAACTTAATAATATATTACCTTTTTAAAAAAATAATGAAAATAATGAACAACAATAAAAAATATTTAGTAGCTGTATATGGTTCTTTAATGAAAGGATTACATAATCATATATATTTAGAAGATAGTGAATTTAAAGGTTCTTTTATAACTGAACCTGAATTTACATTAATTGATTTAGGAAGTTATCCTGGATTATATAAAAATGGTAATACTTCTGTAAATATGGAAGTATATGAAGTTGATGATCATACATTAGCTGACTTAGATAGCTTAGAAGGTTTTAATGAAGATAATCCTTCTATGAGTATGTATTTAAAAACAACTATTGAAACTCCATTTGGAGAAGCTATTAGTTATATTTATAATACACCATTAAATAAACAAGAAATCGTAAAAAGTGGCGATTGGAAAGAACACTTAATGTTTAAAAAAAGCCTTGCACAACATGCCTGTTAGAAATAGATTTACAAAGTTTAGACCAATTATACGTTCTAGACACCCAAGCCACGACATATTAAGACGTGAAAATAAAACATTACCATTATTACCATTTAAATCTGTAATTAGATTTGGTAGTAGTAAAGAATTTACAGATGGTAGAATTGAATTAAATACTGTTGAAGCTATTAAAAATAGTAGTAATAAAGAATTAATGAAAGCTTGTTTTACTGATAATGAAGTTAAAACTGCTAAATGGTGGATATATTCTGTAAATCAAAAAGAATTCATGAGAATGTCTTTACAGGAAGAAGATAATGACCATGATGTGGATTATACAATAGAAGATTTACCATATCCAATTATATCTAAAAATATATTTGGTAGCAGAGGAACTGGTAATAAAAAACATGATAATAAAGAATCATTAGAAGCTTGGATGGAAGGTAAAGATTTAAGTAAATATATATTTGAAAAATATTATAATTATAATAGAGAATATAGATTACATATTTCTAAAAATGGATGTTTTTACACTTGTAGAAAAATGTTAAAAACTGAAGCACCTCAAGAAGCTAGATGGTATAGAAATGACCAACATTGTGTCTGGGTATTAGAAGAAAATGAATCTTTTGATAAACCTGTTAACTGGGATAATGTTGTTGAAGAATCTGTAAAAGCTTTAAAAGCTGTTGGATTAGATTTTGGAGCTGTTGATTTAAGAATACAATCATCTAAAAATAAAGATGGTGATTTAAGAGAAGCTCCTAAATTTATAGTGGTAGAAATAAATTCTGCACCTTCAATGGCTGCTATAACTACAGAAAGATATATTGAGGAACTACCAAAGCTTTTACAAGAAAAAGCTATATTACAGGGCATTTTATAGTAAATAAATTAGGATAATTGAAATAAATTAAAATAAAATGAAAGAACAATTAATAAGTTTTAAAACAGCTAAATTAGCTAAAGATAAAGGATTTTTTATTAAATGTAAGAACTACTATAATACAGAAAATCCTTTAGGAGCTGATGGGTTATTCCCTCCTGTATTTGAACATTCTTGGTCTTTAGACAAATATGTTGGAGAAGAATTTACAGAAAAACATACTGAAGACAGAATTGAAACTGGTTTTTTAAAATATCAAATAAATAATTTTGTAGAAGCACCAACACAATCATTACTTCAAAAATGGTTGAGAGATGTTCACGACAGTTATATAATGGTAGATTTAGAACCAATAAATATTATTAAATGGCACTACGTTATTAAATATAAAAATAAAACATATTTTAATGTAACAGGTGAAATACATAAAACTAAATCATATGAAGAAGCTTTGGAAGAAGGTTTATTACTAGCATTAGAATTAATAAAAAAAATAAAATAAATGAAAAATAAAATAACTACTGAAAAGTATGTTGAAGAATTACCTAAATTATTAATAGATAAATATGAAAACATTTAAAATATTATTAATACTTTTATTATTATATGGTTGTGCTTTAGATACACAACCTATAGAAAAATATAAAAATAAAGGCATTGTTGTTATAGAAAATAATAATCCTAATTATACTGGAGATGATGGTGTAAGAGTTAAAACTAAAGATAGTATATATAGAATATATTTAACATATTATGATAGAAAAAACTTAAAAGTAGGAGATACAATTAAATAAATAAAATATGAAAACTTATAAATTACATGTAAGTATGCCAATAGCTAAATTTCATGTAAATGTTGTAGCTGACTCTTTTTCATTAAAAGATGATAGACTTAATTTTTATAGAAAAAATGGTAGTAATACGAATTTACAAGCAAGTTACCCAAGTCAATACACAATAATAGAATCAATTAAAGAAAATAAATAAAATAAAAAATTATGTCAAAAATTAAAAAAAATATTATTATAGTAGGAAATTCTAACAATGATTATTTAACTTGGTTAGGAAAATTAAAAGATTTTAATATCAAAGTTATTAACAGTTTAACAGATTTTAATAAATTAGTTAAAAAAGAAGAAACTATTGATTTAGTTGTATTTACTGGTGGTTCTGATGTTAATCCAGATTATTATGGACAAAACATTGGTAAATTTACTCATATTGATAAAGAAAGAGATTCTTTTGAAGTTAGTATTTGGGAAAGAGTACCTAAATCTGTAGTTAAAATTGGAATTTGTAGAGGAGCTCAGTTTTTAACAGCACTTTCTGGTGGTAGTTTAGTACAACATGTTAATGGACATGGTGGAGAACATACTATTAGTACAAAAGAAGGTCTTATTTTAAATATGACTTCTACACACCATCAAATGATGTATCCTAATGAATTAAGTAAAGATGCTTATGATTTAATAGCTTGGTCTACTTATTTTAAAAGTGATACTTATTTAAATGGTAGAAATGAAGAAATGGAAATTCCTAGAGAGTTTTTAGAACCTGAAATTGTATATTATAAAAACACAAATGCTTTAGCTATACAAGGACATCCAGAATTTAGTAGCTGTGATACAGAAACTTCTAATTATTGTTTAGATTTAGTTAGAAACTTATTAAGCAAGTAATGATAGAAAATTTAAAATCTGTTACTTTAAAATATGATGATATACAAAAATGTTTTTTAGTAAATGAAAAACCTTGTGATTACAATAGTTTATTTGGATTAGAAGGTGAAATGCAAGGAAATATTGAAGAAGGTGTAATATTATATGGTGATATTTATACTTCTGATTTCTCTATTTTAAATATTATAAAAATACTAGGTGAATCTTATGATAAAATGGATGCTTATGATGAAATAACATCAATGGGTAGAGGTAGTAGTAAATATTACGCTACTGAAAATATAATAGGTACGAAGGGAGCAATAGTAATTAGAAATTTTGAATTTTTAAAAGATGTTAAAATAAAACCAATTTCAGAATTTATAAAAGAATATCCTAATTACAATGAGCATAATTATAATTTAGTAATGGATGCTTTTGATAAATATTATTCAAATTAAAAATTTAAGAAAATGAAAGATGAATTAGTAGGTTTTGAAGTTGCTGAATTAGCTAAAGAGAAAGGGTTTAGATTTGTAACAAATATAGTTTATAATCAAAAAGGTCAATCTATGCCCTGTCATAGTGTTAAGTCATGGTTTGAAAATGTTAAACCTCCTATTGATGCACCAACACAGAGTTTATTACAAAGATGGTTAAGAGAAGTTCATAAATTACATATAAGAATTGATACTTATACAGCAGATAAAATGACTTTTACAATATATGAAATTAATGGTATTGTAACTATAAAATATATATCTGGACGAGATATTAATGCTATAGCTAGTAATAAATCATTTTTAACTTATGAAAAAGCTTTAGAAGAAGGATTAAAAAGTGCATTAGAATTAATAAAATAGTGAAAAACAAATATAAAATAAATGAAAAAAAATAAAATAACATTAGGATGTGACCCAGAATTATTCTTAGAAAAAGATGGTCAAATTATATCAGCAGAAGGATTAGTTGGTGGTACAAAAGAAGAACCTTTACCTATTACAGATAAAGGTCATTGTGTACAAGAAGATAACGTAATGGTGGAGTTCAATATTCCACCATCAAATAATGTAGATGAATTTAAAGATAACATTAACCTTGTAAAAAATTATTTAACTGAGAAGTTTGAAAAAAATAATATATCTTTAAATTATTCAGCTTCAGTAATGATAGATAAAAAATATCTTAAAACTGAACAAGCTAAAAGATTTGGTTGTGAACCTGATTTTAATGTTTGGAAACGTGAAGCTAATACACCACCAGCATCTAAAGGAAGACTTAGAAGTGCTGGAGGGCACGTTCATATAGGTTTCCCTGATGTAACTCAAGAAAAACAAGAAAACGTTGTTAAAGCTTTTGATACATTACTAGGTTTACCTTCAGTATGGTTAGATCCTGATACAAGACGTAGAAGAATGTATGGTAAAGCAGGAGCATTTAGATTTAAAGATTTTGGTGTTGAATGTAGAATATTATCTAACTTTTGGATACAATCTGATGAAAGTATTGAATGGGTTTATAATGAAACTATTAAAGCTGTAGAATTAGCTTTAAACAATGATTTATCAGAGATATTTGAAAAGTATGGTGATAATATACAATTAGCAATAAATGAATCTAATGTAGATTTAGCTAAAGAATTATATTTAGAAATAAATAAAGAAACAACAACAATATTAACAAAAGAAAAAATAAATATATAATATGTGCGGAATCATAGCTTATGCTGGTAACGATGTTAAAAATTTTAACATAGATAAATTTAATATATTAGGAATAATTAATGAAACACGAGGTAAACATTCTTGTGGAATTACTGTAGATGGTACTATAAAATACGGTACAGCAGGACAAAAATTATTTAGAGATTTTGTTGCTGACAATAGAGAATATATAAACCCTGTAACAATACCAATTGTTATAGGGCATACAAGATGGGCTACAAGTGGAGCTCATAATGAAACAAATGCCCATCCATTTGGATTTGGCAATGGTGATGGTACTTTAGATTTTATTGGAGTACATAATGGCTCTTTACATAATGAAGATGTTCTTGCTGAAAATTATGGTATTGAAAAAAATGTTAGAGAAATTTCTGAATTAAAAAATGGACGAGAATTAATCACTTATAGAAATAAAATTGATTCTGAAATATTATTAGAAATTATTCATCAAGAAAACGATTTTAAAGTACTTAACACTTATAATGGAGCAGCAGCATTAATATTTTATAATGTTAATGAACCTAATGTAATGTATTGTTATCATGGAGCAAGTAAAAAAAATAAACACAGTTCTGAAAATATTGAAGAAAGACCTTTATATTATTATAAGGAATCTAAAAATAGCTTATATATTTCTTCTATAGAAGATTCACTTTATGCTATAGGTGCTGATATTAAAAATGTAGGAGAATTTGAACATAATAAAGTATATAAAATTACTGATGGTGATGTAGATAATGCTGTTATAATTAAAGTAGATAGATCTAATTCAATGCAAACTTATGATTATCAATATAAACAAATTTATAGTAATAAGTTTAATAGAACTCATGAACCTGTTAAAAATTTAATAACAGGAGGTGCTACAACTAGAAGACTTGCTGGAAAAGCTAAACAACAGCTTAAATCTTCTGAAAATTCTTCAAAAGTTAGTATTCATGATGAAAAACCTATTAGAAATATAAATGATTATAATGGTAGAGTATATTTTAATAAACTTAGATTTTATAGAAATGGTCATTTAATAAATGGTATTTATACTTTTGTTAAAGGATATGGATATTACTTTTTAGATGAAAAAGATCCTAAAGCTGCTAGTGATGCATTTTATGATATTGTAAATAAAGAATTTTGGCAAGGAGATTTCATAAAAGATGAGTTTGAATTAGATAAAAATTCTTTTATACCATTTGTACATGGTGTAGATGGTAAAGAAATCGCTAATCCACCTTTATATTATTTTATTAATGGTATTCAACTTAAAACTGATTTAGATTTTACACAATTAAATACTTTTGTAATAGATGGAGATATGATACTTGATATAAAAAGATTATCTTGGGCTGCAAAACATCCTATTGTAGATATAACAAAAAAATTTCCACATTATAATAATCAAGGTATTATGAGAGATGGTATTTTATTTACAGGAATATATTGTATGTTAGGTTCTGATAGAATTTATAAAATAAAAGATGGTAATTTAATAGAAACTAAACCAGCTAGAAATGCAACTGTAGTTCCTTTTAAACCTGAAAAGAAAAAGGATTTATTTTCAGATAAAGATTTACTGAAAACAAGTACTGCATTAATGACAATAGTGTTAAATGATAAAAAGGAAGAAACTAAACCTCAAATAAATTTTACTAATGACTTAGTAAGAGCTGATTTAGATAAAATGTTAATAAACTTTTATATATCATTACCATCTTTTATAAGTCAATTAGAAAAATATGGTGATAATAAAATAGCAATAGATTCTATTAAAATATTAAAAAATGTAACACGTAAAATGGAAAAAATAGCAACTTTACAAATAAATTAAACAATGGACGAAAATATAGAAGAAAAAAAAGTAGTTATGGTTACTACAATCAATGGAGTTTCTATTGATAAATCAAAATGTCGTAGAATATCTGGAGATTATTATATTATAGGAGATGTTAAAATAATAGATTCAGGCGATTGTTATTATATTAATGATAAATATTATAGAAATGAAACTGGTTATATAACATATGACTATGAAATTGAAGAGTATGTAGTTAAAAATACTTCTAATTTATTAAATGGTATTATTGATGTAGTAAATGGTAATTTAATTTATGGATATTTTACACCTAATAAATTTAAAAATGTATATGTTAATAATAATAATGGTTGTATTATTAGTTTATCGTCAGATGTTTTTAAAAATACTAATAAATTTAGAGAACGTTTACAAGATGGTATATTTTATAATATAAATAGTATTCAAGCAGAATCATTTAATAAAAAACATATACCTAAATCTTCTTATAAAAGAAGTTTAGAATATAATTGTAAAAATATTATAGGTAATTATACTGAAGATTACAACAATAATAATCTTGAAATTAATAGAAATATTAAAAAATATGGTGATATTGTTAAAGGGTTAAGTTTTGGATTAGAATTTGAAACTACTAAAGGTAATATTCCTGATAGATTAGCTAAACCATTAGGATTAATTCCTTTAAGAGATGGTAGTATTACTGGTATTGAATATGTAACCATACCTTTATCTGGTAAAAAAGGTTTACAATCTGTAGTAGAATCTTGTAAATTATTAAAAGATAGAACTGATTATGATGATAATTGTGCATTACATTTACATATAGGTGGTATTCCTAGGACAATGGAGTTTATTTTAGCATTATATAAAACTTTAGTTCATATTCAAGATGATGTTTATGAATTATTTCCTTTATATAAGAAATATAATTTTGGAGTTAAACAAAATGATTATACTCAGCAATTACCATCGCATACGTTAATAAGTCAAATGGATAAAGTTATTAACAGTAAAAATATTGTTGATAACTTTGATGTTTTATTTACTTATTTATCGCAAGGAGTTTGTTTTAAAGGTAATTATAGTTCGTTAGATGATGTTCATTCACATCCTTCAGATCCAAATGGTAATAGAAAATGGCAAGTAAGTACACGTTATTTATGGGCTAACATGTTACCATTAATCTTTGATAATAAACAGACGGTTGAATTTAGAATTCATACACCTACATTTGAAGCTAATAAAGTAATTAACTATATTATGATGTGTGGTAATATTATTAATTTTGTTAAAGATAACACTACTGCTATTTTATCTAATTACAAAAGAACTTTTAAACGTGCTAATTTAAATAGTATATTAGAAAAAAGTATTTATAATAATCGTAATCTTAGTGATTCTAATCAAGCTAATTTATACAGTTGTATTTATAGTTATGTTAGAGATAGAAAAGATATTACTTATTCTCAAAACTGTCAAGGTAATGTTAAAGGTGATGAAAGTGCAATACCTTCATATTCTAGAATAGATTGGAATACTCCTATTAGAAAGAAAAAGATTATTAAAACTGAAGAATTTAGTTGGGATATTATGCCAAAAGCAACAATTGAGAGAAGAGTTCAAAATGAACCTTTTAGAGCAAGAGATGTTAGAGTATTTTTAGAAGGATTAGAAAATCCTCTAGTTGAACCTATTCAAGATCATAATAATGATGAAGAAATTGCAAATGCATTAATTGAAAATTTAGAAATAGAAGATGAATTTTAATGTACAAAAACAAGTATTTAATACTTGGTATAGTTTATTAAGACAGGATTTATTAGATAGTAAATATATGCATAAACTTATTAAATTTATTAATGAAGAATATAGAAGTGGTAAAAAAGTATTTCCTCTTAAAAAGGATATATTTAAAGCTTTTACAGACACTGATTATAATAAATTAAAAGTTGTTATATTAGGAGATAATCCTTATGCTTCTGATAAAGATATTGGTATTGCATTTGCTAATGAAGAAAAACATGGGGTTCACATAAGTGAGCCCCTTTCTAAAATAGAGAAATGTATAAATAATAATGTTAAAGATGGTTTATATTTTATGGATTATGATTTAAGTAATTGGTCTAAACAAGGTATTTTATGTATTAATACTTCTTTAAGCGCAATTAAAGGACAACAAGGAAGTCATGCTATGTATTGGAGTTACTTTATTAAATATTTATTAAAGTCTCTTAGCGAGGTTAATACAGGTATTATATATTGTTTATGGGGTAATCAAGCTCAATCATTTAAACAATATATAAATAGTAATAATAATTATATCTTAGAATTTACAAACCCAAATGATGCTGTTAAAAAAGGTATTGATTGGAATTGTACACATTTTAATGATATTAATAAAATAATAGAAGAAAATAATGGAAAAAGTGAATGTATCAATTGGTGATAAAATAAAAGAATTACAAGATTATTTTATTAATAAAGTAAAAACTGGAGATTATGAAGTTATAAAAATAGAAAAACATACTACTAAAATAAAAATAGATAGTTTATATGAATTTAATATGTGGACTGGAAATGGTAAATTTAGTTATGATTTTTATGAAAGTTCGTTTTTATCAATAAAAAGTCTTGATTTAACTATGAAAGGTTTAGAAAGTAGAGGTTGGATTCATATGAAAAAACATTTAACTGGAGAAGTAGCTAAAAAAGCTAGGAGAGAAAAAATGAAAGAATTTAACCGTCTAAAAAAAGAACTTAATATTAAATGTAGTTAAATTTATAAAATGGTATACTAATGAAAAAAGTTAAATTTAAAGATTTACGCTGTAAAAGATGTAAGAAAGAAACAACACATATTCCTAAAATGGATGCTGTTAAAAATGGCAATCAAGTATGTGGTATTTGTAGAACTGAAAATAAAGATGAATAAATTATGAGCTTAACAGTAGGAGAAGTATTAGAAAATGCTGAGTATAATGAACAAAATGCATTTCACCCAATTCAAAAAGAATTAGCTAAATCTCAAAGAGATAATTATAATAAAGCTAAAGAATTAGGTGCAGACGATTATGATGATTGGAGTGAATGGGAAAATAAAATATAATGAATTTATATTATGTAATAGAAAAGGAAACTAGTGTTGATGATAATTTTGAATTCGCAACAGGTAGTAAATCAATTAGAGTTTATGATATTGATACACAAAGTATGCAATTAGTTATAGTTTGTGAGATTGATAGTTTTAACTTTAAAAATACTGAAACTGAGATAGAAACTTGGTTAGAAAATAATGATTATGAAGATGAATATAATTTAATACAATTATGATTTTTATACCGGGTTCTGTCCCAAGTTTAAAAAACAGCAAAGTGAAAACTGCCAGGGGAATATTTCATTCTCCTACAGTTTCAAAATATATTAGAACATTAGGAATACAACATTTTGACTCAAGAAAGAAAGAAGTTAAAGGTTATGTAGATCCTAATAGACCTAATGAAATAGAAAAACTTAGAAGTAAGTTTGAAGAAATGATGATTGGTAAAGAAAATCCTATATTTATAGGTTATTATCACGTAAGAAAAACTAAAGCTCTTTTTGATTTTAGTAATAGTGTAGAATTAATACAAGATTTGTTAACATCTCATGATATAATAGAAGATGATAATGTAAAATATGTATTTCCTATACCTATGACAATTAATGGAGAATTACCAAATGAAAATAATTTAAGAACAGAACAATGGTACTCAGTTGATAAAATAAATCACGGAGTCTATATAAAAATATTTTAAATGATTAAATTAACAAAAATAGTAGCACCAATTTTAGGTGAAGAAGATTTAGTAAAATTTAATGATTTTATTAAAAAAGATAATATTAATAGTGCAAGACTATTAATTGAAAGAAAAATGATTGATATGGATAAAGATGGTATTGAATATGCTGTTTTAAATGAAGTACAAGATACTTTAATTAATGAAATTGAAGTTGCTTATGATGAATTAGGTTATTAACTTAAACACAATATATGACGTTAGATGATGCAATGATTGAGAATAATTTAATTACAGATTTAAGACTCTCATTTAGTAGAGTATCTGAATTTGATAGGAATGGACCACGTTCCTTAATTGATAGAAAGAAAATTAGTGGTGAATTTTTAGACTTTGGTAGTTTAGTAGATGATATGTTACAACCAGATTTTAAAATTACAGATAAATACTATGTATTTGATGGTGAAAAACCTACAGCAATGTTAGGTATTTTATGTGAGTATTTAGTAGAACACCTAAAGAAAGTTGATTACAAGGATTTAAATGATTTTATATTAGAATCAATTAAGCAACTTGGACTTTGGAAAACAACTAAAGATGATGTAAAGTTATTAGCTAAATATACAGAACAAGCTCATGATTATGTAGTAGCAATGACTGAATCTACAGGTAAAACTCTAGTAACTAATTTATTAGTACAAGAAGCTGAAGAATTAGTAAGTGTATTAAAAACACATGAATTTAGTAGAGATTTTATTTTAGGTGATTTGGAGTATCAAGTTGAAGTTAACTTTGAAATTGGTAATTTTAAATTCTTATCATTTTTAGATTATATTAAAATAGACCACGTAAATAAAACTATTAGAGGTATTGATTTAAAAACTGGAAGTAAACCTGTTGGTGATTTTATGACTAACTTTGTAAAATATAGATATTATTTACAAGGACAAATATATAAAATGGCTTTATATAATTATGCAATTGATAATAACTTAGAAGAATATGAAATATTACCATTTCAGTTTTTATATTGTGGTAGATATGAAAAAATACCTACGTTCATAGAAATGTCTATTAAATGGGAAGAAGCATCTCTAAATGGGTTTACAACAACTTCTGGATATAAATATAAAGGTTTATATGATTTAATAGATTCTATTGAATGGCATTGGAGAAATGAAGTATTTAATATGTCTAAAGAACAATTTGAAAATAATGGTTTAGTTAAAATTAATGATGAATTTATAAATATTTAAAAATGAGAAAGAAAAAATATAATTTACCTAAATATGTACATCTTACTCATGGTAAATACCAAGTTAATTTACCTAGAAAAAAAGGTGACGCTGTTAGTATTGGGACATTTGAAGATATATCAGCAGCAGTTATACATAGAGATTATATGTTAGAACAAAGTGAGAAAGGTTTGATTAATTTAGATACTTATAATATCAATAAATATCCTAAAGGAATTGCTAAAGATCGTAATAGATATAGAGCTGAATTAGGTATTAAAGGTAACATTATTTATATAGGTAGATTTAAAACCGTGGAAGAAGCTGTTAAAGAAAGAGAAAATTTTATAAATAAATTATTTTAATATAATAAATGGTAAAAAAAGTTAAGTTCAATAAATCAAAAACTTACCTTTTACCTCTAATATCAGAACTTGTAAATATAGAAAAACAATACTTACCTTATTTAAACAACACATTTATGGTTGATAATGAAGGTAAATATGAAAATTGTATTTATATATTACATGATTTTGATTTGTCAAATCCAAAATTTACAACCTACGAACATCACCTAATAAATAATGAGTTATTTGTAGATATGTATGATATAGGTAATCAAGTTTTGTATGTTTTTAAATTTCCTGAAGAATATTTACATGAATATAATTGTTTAAAAAACAGTAAATACTCAGAATTTAAAGATGATGCAAAAGAATTGATATTAGAATTTTGGACAGTAATGTATGGAGAGAATCCAAATTCATTACCGTTTTTGACAAAAGTTAAAGATATATTATTTAAAACAACTAAATATAGACAAAAATTAGAACAATCTTTATCATCAAAAACTCAAAAAATAGTTATTAGTAGTGAAGCTGAATTAGGTGACATTATTGATATTGAAAATGAGACTTTTGATTTTAAAGTATTAGAAAACATTAAAACAAAATTAAACAAAAACACAGAAATGTGGTAGTATATTTTTTATTAAATAGAGTTAAAAGATAATCTTATAATAATAAAAAATAAATAATGAGTAAAATTAACGAAGGAAGAGTTGCTTTCAAACCTTTTCAATATCAATGGGCATATGACTATTGGTTTAAACAACAAAATGCACATTGGTTACATACTGAAATAAATATGCAAAATGATGTTACAGATTGGAGAGAGCACTTAAATGAAGAAGAGAAAAATGTAATAGGTAATATCTTAAAAGGTTTTACCCAAACAGAATGTGAAGTTGGAGATTATTGGAGTTCTTATGTTCCAAAATGGTTTCCAGTTCCAGAAATAAAAATGATGGCTCAAACTTTTGGAGCTTTTGAAACTATACATGCTAATGCGTATTCATATTTAAATGATACATTAGGATTAGATAATTTTGAAGCATTTTTAGAAGATGAAGCTACAATGGCTAAATTAAAAGTATTAATGGATGTTGATCCTGATACAACAGATTTAACAGAAATAGCTAGAAGTATAGCACTATTTAGCGCAGCAGCAGAAGGAATACAATTATTTAGTTCATTTGCAGTATTATTATCATTTAGGAAATCAAATAGACTAACTGGTATAGGACAACAAATGATTTTTAGTGTAAAAGATGAAAGTACACATAGTGAAGCTGGTTGTAAAATATTTAGAACTATAATTGAGGAAAATCCTGAATTATGGACTGAAGAATTGAGAAAATCAGTTTACGATGGTATTCATTATGCAATACAAAGTGAATTTACATATATCAATAAAATTTTTGAGTTAGGTGATTTAGAAACAATTACTAAAGAGCAACTAAAGAATTTTATGTATGATAGGGCTAATAGAAAATTAGTAGAATTAAATTTAAAACCTATTTATAATGTAAATAAACAATTATTAAATGAAATGGAGTGGTTTTATATATTAGTTTCAGGCGAACAGCAAACAGATTTCTTTGCTAATCGTGAAACTGGTTATAGTAAACCTAATGAAGATTGGAACGATAATGATTTATTTTAAATTATGAAAAAATATAGATTTTTTTATCATTATTATAAACAATATAAATGTATGAGTGTACATTATAGAAATAAATGTTATAAAGTTGATGATGTAGAATGTAATGTATCTACTGAAACCAAATGGAATGCTACACAACCTCAATTAGTTATAAGAGGATTTGCATCTAATTTAGAAATTATTAATAATAAAGCATTTATAAATTAAAATATATGATAGAAACACATAAAAAAGGTAAAGATAAAGGTTGGGAAGTAAATGTTGATTATCCTGAATGGGGTAATAATGATTTATATTTAACAACAATACAAGGTAATTATTTAAATGGTGATGAAACACCTAAACAAGCATATAAAAGATTGGCTAAAACAGCTAGTAAATTATTAAATAATCCTGAATTAGAAAGTAAATTCTTTCATATATTTTGGAATGGTTGGTTAATTCCTTCAACTCCAGTTATGGTTAATTTTGGTACAAACAAAGGTTTACCAATATCATGTTTTAGTGGTAGAGTTGGCGATGATATGCATGATATAGGTCGTAAAGAACTTGAATTAAGAATGTTATCTAAACATGGTGGAGGAACTGCTTATGATTTTACACCTTTAAGAAGTGCTGGTACACCAATTAAAAATGGTTTATTAGGTACATCTGATGGAGTAATTCCATTTATGAAATCATATGATAGTACAATTATATCAAGCAAACAAGGTTCAACTCGTAGAGGGGCTGTAGCAATGTATCTTGATATTGAACATAATGATTATGATGACTTCTTAGAGGTTAGAGAACCTAAAGGTGATATAAACAGACAATGTCATAATATACACCAAGGAGCTGTTATTTCTGATAGTTTTATGCATGCTGTACAAGCTTCTGATGGTAGAGAACGTAAACGTTGGTTAGCTACTCTTAAAACGAGAGTTAAAACAGGTGAACCTTATACAATGTTTAAAGATAATGCTAATAGAAATTTACCTGAATTTTGGAAAAAACATAATTTAAAAGTTCATCATAGTAATTTATGTACAGAAATATTTTTACCCACTGATGAAAATCATACTTTAGTATGCTGTTTATCTTCTATGAATTTACATAAATTTGATGAATGGAAAGATACTGATACAGTTGAATTAGCAATATTCTTTTTAGATGCTGTAATTCAAGAATTTATTAATAAAGGTGAAAATATTAAAGGTATTGAAGATGCGGTTAGATTTGCTAAAAAATCAAGAGCTTTAGGATTAGGTACTTTAGGTTGGCATAGTTATTTACAAAGTAAAAAGATACCTTTTATATCAATATATGCTATTGGTCAAACTAATAAAATATTTGGTTTAATTCGTAAACAAGCTGAATTAGCTACTACAAAATTAGCTGAATTATATGGTGAACCTGAATGGACTAAAGGATACAATAGGAGAAATTTAACATTGATGGCTATAGCACCTAATAGAAGTAGTTCAAAACTTGCTGGTAATTTATCACAAGGTATTGAACCTATTGCTGCTAATGTATATGTAGATGATGATGCTAAAGGACTGCATATTAGAAGAAATCCTGAATTAACTAAAGTGTTAGAAGCTAAAGAACGTAATATACCTGAAGTATGGGATCAAATTATTGCTGATAAAGGTTCTGTTATTAATATTAGATGCTTATCTGAAGAAGAGAAAGATGTCTTTAAAACATTTAAAGAAATTAATCAACTTGAATTAGTTAAACAAGCTGGTATAAGGCAACAGTATATTGATCAAGGTCAAAGTTTAAATTTAGCATTTCAACAAGATGCACCTGCTAAATTTATAAATCAAGTACATATGACAGCTTGGGAAGTTGGACTAAAAGCTTTATATTATTTTAGAAGTGAAAGTATATTAAAAGCTGATGGAGGTAGAAGAGATTTATACGATGAATGCGTGATGTGTGAAGGTTAATAATTAATTAATATTAAGAGAGTAGTGGTGGAATTGGTAGACACTAAAGAAAATAAGATAAATGAAATGCACACTTAACATCAGTTAGGGTAAATGGAAGAAAGTATGTGTGTATATTATGTAGACTGTAGCAAGACTTAGCATCTTAGATGTGCCTAACAGCTTATGAAGGAACAGTTATCATGTAGGTTCAAATCCTACCTACTCTCTTATTAATAAATGAAGGAGATTGATGAAGAATATTAAAAAGAAAGATACAATTCAAAAAGCAGCATTAAAAGCTTGGTTGGAAAGTGGTAAAAAAGGTTCTGTTGAAATATCTACGGGTATCGGTAAAACGTTTTTAGCTTTACATGCTTTATATGAAATGTCTAGAGATTGGAGTATAGAACATTATTTTTTTGCTGAAGTAACAGATAGAAAATTAGATTTAATTAAGCAAATAAAATTATATAATGAAATCTTTGATAGAAATGTATTAGAAGATTATAATTTACATTTTAAAACATATCAAGGAGCTTATAAATGGAAAGATAAAAAAATTGGTTTAGCTATAATGGATGAAGTGCATGAACTTTGTTCTGTAGAATACTCTAAATTATACTATAACAACCATTTTAAGGCTATTATAGGGTTATCTGCGACAATTGATAAGGAAACATATTATAATAGTATAAAACGCTTTAAAATAGATATTTTAAACGACATTGCACCAATATGTTTTACTTATTCTTTAGATGATGGTTTAAAAGATGGTACATCTAGACAATTAGATATATATGTTATATATAACCAACTAAATAATAAAGATAAAAGTATATCTGCAGGAAGTAAATTACGACCATTTAAGCAAACTGAACAAGCTGCTTACGATTATTGGAATAAAGTATTTACTAAAAATGTTAGTGAATTTATAGATTATAGCAAAGGAAGTAATGAAAGTGATAGTGCTTACCAATCTAGAATTAGTAAGTCTGAAGGAATTAAATCTGCTAAAATTAGAAATGCAGCAGCTAGAAGAAGTAAATTATTATATAAATTACCTTCTAAAATACCAATTATAAAACAATTACTTGATTATACAAAAGGTAAAACAATTATATTTGGTAATGATATAGATGCTTTATTACAAGTTACTAAAAATGTAGTATCTTCTAGGAATAAACCACCTATAAATGATAAGATTAGAGATGATTTTGACAATGATAGAATACAAATAATAGGTTCATTTAAAAAGCTTAAACAAGGAGCTAATTTAAAGGATTTAGATAATTGTATAATAATGTCTTACTTCTCTAAAGAATTGGATTTAAAGCAACGTTTAGGACGTTTAAGAGATGATGGAACTATTGGTAAAGTATTTATAATAGTAACTAAAGAAACACAAGAAGAAGTATGGTTTAATAAAATGTTTGAGAATTTAAATAACTTAAATATGATTTATTGTAACAATATAGATGATTGTATAAATAAAATAAAATAATGAATTACGGAACAGCAACAAAAAAGATTGAAAATAAAAAATAATAAATAATGGCAAAAATAGAAATGGATCTTTCTGAATTTAAAATAATGGAAGATAATAAAAGACTTTTAGAAGAGTCTTTAAAAAGAGAAAAAGAACAAAATGCTAAAATTGAATCTTTTAATCAAGAAAAAATAGATATTTTAAAGAGTAATGAAAAATCTGTAACAATTATTAAAAGAACTGAACGTACTGATTTAATACGTCCTAAAGTTAAGAGCAACCTTATTTTAAATAGATTACAAGCTGGTTTTAATAATAGACGTAATTCAATGGATTATAAAACTGATTTAGATAGATTACAAGCTGGTTTTAATAATAGACGTAATTCAATGGATTATAAAACTGATTTAGATATTATCATAGATAGTTGTTTTGAAATATTAAAATCTGAATCATTCCCACCTGAAGAAGAAGTTGTGATTAAAGGTTTAGAAGATGTTAAAGCAGACTTACGTAGTGAAATTATTAAAGATTTTGAGAAACAAATTAATAATCTTAATAATAAAGTTAAATCTTTGAAGGATTTAAATGAATTATTAGAAAGTAACAGTCTTGTAACAAAACAACAACTTTTAGATACTAATGATAGTTTAAAATCTGCTGAAAAAGATATTTTTAAATTGGCTGTTGAAAATATTGAATATGAAGAATATACTGAAGCTTTAGAACTTCAATTAGAAAATTATAATAAAATTAAAAAATTGTCTAATAATAAAGTAAATATTTTTAATTTTATAGGATTTGTTAAAAAGGTTAAAAATTTACTTTTATAATATGAAAAATCCAATAATAGATAACAGAATTGTAAGAGATAAAACTTTTGCATTAAGATTACTAAGTTTTACAACAGATACAACTGTAAATGATGCTTGTAGTGAAGATGAAAGAGAATCTATGATTAGTTATTCAAGTAAATTATTAGAATACCAAATTGAAACTGCAACTGATAAATATGAATTAGATTATTTGGAACGATGTAACGCAAGTAAAAGATTAAAAGAAGCTAAAAAATTTTTAAGATAATGAAAAATAAATCAAATTTTTTGAGAGGAATTTCTATGTTTATAGGAATATCTCTAAGTATAGAAATTATATTATTAGCATTAGGGTATTTTATAATGTTAATGTTAAAATAGTTAAATTATTAAAAAAGTAGTTACATTAATTTGTAGCTACTTTTTTTATTTAAAATAATAATATGATTAAAAGTGTAATAAGAAAATCATTAAAAATTAGATATAGTGGAAGAAGTAGTGATTATATAACACCATCTTTTGGTTATGGTTGTTTATATAAATGTGCTTATTGTTATATGAGAAGGCATGTAAATAAAGGTCTTACAATTGCTACAAATACAGATGATATAATTAATAGTATTTATGAACATGTAAATACATTAGGTGTTAAAAAACCTAATCAAACTCATAATAAATATTGGACTTATGATTTATCTTGTAATGAAGATTTTGCATTACATGCTAAATATCATGATTGGACAAAAATATTTAATTTTTTTAAAAATAATGATAATGTTTTTGGAACATTTGCAACTAAAAATGTTAATAATAATTTATTAAATTTTAATCCTTTACGTAAAATAAGAATTAGATTTAGTTTAATGCCCCAAGAATTATCTAATATATTAGAACCTAATACTAGCTTAATTATTGATAGAATTAAAGCTATTAATACTTTTTATAAAGCTGGTTATGATGTACATATAAATTTTAGCCCAGTTATTATTTTACCTCATACTAAAAAATTATATGAAGAATTATTTAATTTAGTAAATGATATTGTATTAGATAAAATTAAACCTTATGTATTATCAGAAGTTATATTATTAACACATAATAAAAAAATGCATGAATATAATTTAATACATAATCCTGAAGCTGAAGAATTATTGTGGCAACCTGATAAACAAGAATCTAAAGTCAGTTCTTATGGTTCTGAAAATTTAAGATATAAATGGCAAAATAAAAATAAATATGTTGATTCTTTTAAAAAATTACATAATAGTATAATACCTTGGAATCAAATAAGATATATTTTTTAAAACAAAAAAGGGTGAACGCTACATTTATTTGTAACATTCACCCTTTTTAAATTTTTTTAAGACCCTTTATTATTTAGTTAATACATTATCCAAATAATTAAATTTCTCTTCATTACTAATATCAGTTCTATTCCATAAAGGAACTAAATCTTGAACTAATTTAGTAATTTTCATTTCTCCTTTTCTTCTACCAGTTTCATATTCTTCAGCCCATTTTGAAGGACTTGCTATTCTACCTAATAAACTTATAGATGATTCTAATGTACGTAATGATGCAAATGGAGATTTAGTAATCATAACTGCTTCATTTGGATCTCTAAATTGCCATAATTCAGATTCTAAACGTCTTAATTCATATGCTAAAAAGAATAATAATTCATCATCATCTTCATCTGCAGCTTGAGCTAGTAAAGTAGAAACTATACCAATTACTTGAGCTAATACAGCTTCTATACTAGCTTTTTTAATATTACCTTTATCATAATCAGTAAGTTTATTATAATCAGAAATTATACTTTTTAAATTAAGTATTTTAGCATTCTTTATAACATTTTGTAATAAAAATCTTGCTGTTGTAGTATAATAACCTTCTTCAAATCGTTTATTAGCATTAGAATAAAACTTTAAATCATCATCAATATTATCCTTATCTTTAATACTGTGTCCAATATTTCTAAACCTGCTAACACCCATTGATAAGAAATATCTTTTATACATAAATAATAAACTACCTAACCAAGTTTTTTCAAACTCAGATTTATGATTATTATCATATCTACCAAGAGTTTCCATCATTTTATACTTAATCTTAGATTGCATTTGCACTCTACCACCATCTTCCCATTTAGTAAGTGGTGAATGACTTGTATAAACTAATTTAGGATTCATTTTTAATTTACCATCTTCTAACTTTATAGCGTCTAATACAGTAAGCTCCTTATTAGCTTCTTTAAGAACACTTCCATTATTATCTAATGCTTTAGTTGAATTAAGCACAGCCATCGTTAAAATAGACTGTAATTGATGTTCTCCTAATGAATGCATAAATGTTAATCCATGCATATTAGCAAACTTCTTCCAACCTTTATCTTTAATAAATGATTCTGTACCAATTTGTTGTCCACCAAAAGTATCAAACATTACATTAATTTTACCAACAAATGAATCTTCACCAGCAGAATTTAAATCTTTAGCATTATCTACAGTATTTTTATGATAAACAGCAAATGCTTTTGTTAAATCTTTAACACTAATAACGTCTTTAGCTACAGCACTTATTATAAATTGTGCATAACCACCTGCTAAATTGACTAATGCTGAATGATAATTCATTGACATACCAATCATACCAGTATAACCATTAATCATTCCTGTTAGCTTTTGAACATCAATAGGACCAAGTTTACCAGCATCTTTTTTAGTTATATCATACATGAAAGTATCCATTATATCACGTAACTTATCTTCTATATTACTACCACCTTTTTTAATAACTTCTTTATTGTGTTTAGCATATTTAGAAAATTGTTTAGTAACACTAGTTCCTTTAGTAACATAAAAATCTTTATTACTAACCATATCAATAACCATATTCATATAAATCTCTTTCTTAGCACGATGTTTATATGCAATACCATTATGAGATTCCATTTTTAACATTGTAAAAATATCCCAAGATTGAGTTTTAGAATCAATTTTATTTCTAAAATGTATTGGTAAATCTTTTAATATTTCACCAGAAGAATTAGTTTTAACTGTAGCATATCCAATATCATCAGCTTTTATAGTAGTTAAATCTTTAATTTTATCTACAACTAATCCTTTAGTATTACCAGATTGTACTAATTCAAAATTACTAGCTGTAATAGATGGTAATTTATAAAATAAAGTATCTGGTACAAAACCAACATCCATTATTAAAGAACTGAATCCATTAGTATTAAGATTAGCAGTTTCTAATCTATTATAAGCTTCATTTAACACTTTCATATTAGATTCACTTACTTTACTAAAATCATTTAACCATTTAGGTCTAACTTTGGATACTTTATAGTTAGTTGAAATATATAAATCATCTTTAAGAGATTTAGTAATTTTTTTTAGACCCTTTAATTCAGCTATAAGAGTTTTATCTGTACGATTGTCTTTTAGTTTTTCTTTAATAGCTGACATCTCACTATATTTATTTTGAAGCTCATAATGCTTTTCCATAAATTCAGTTTTATATTTACCTTTAAAGAAATGATTACCTTTAGAATCAACTTCTATAATATCTTTAAATTGTTTACGAGGATTATAACCACCATTAGTTTTATTATATTCTTTAAATAATGTATCTAATTCGCCATCTACAACAGTAACGTCAGCAATAATATTATCACGTACTTCTAAAGCCATTGAAGTAAACATTTGTACTATGTCAGAGTTAATTTCAAAGCCACTCATCAAGTTTTTTGCAAATCCTGATATATCATAAGCAGTGTTATCAATTAATGCATCTGTAGCCTTATTTATATCTTTTTGTATTTGAGGTTTAAATTCTTGTAATTTTTCATTAATCCAATTTTCTTTATGAGTTTTACCTTTACTACCATAGACTTTACTAACAGTTTCATTATATTCTTTCTCTAAAGTATATTTCCATTTACTTTCAACTTTAGGAAAGTTTTTAATATCATTTAAAGTATGTCTTAAATAATCTTTAACTAAACCACTAATATCACTATTGATGTTATTATGTTTACTTTTAATATAGTTGATTTGCTTTAAAATATCAGGTTTAGCAGAGATATGTCCAGCACGTATAGAATCGTGATATAATTCAGATATATCATCTATAATATTAAATATGGCTTTGTAAGATTCATAATTTTTTATTACTTGCTCTATATCATCAACTGATTTATCTTTCTTACGTAAGCTATTTTCAAGTGTTGTAATACTCTTTTGAGCATGTTCTAAATAAGTTAAAACACCTTTAAGTTTATTAACATCTCTATAATTTTCAATAGTTTTAGTTAATTTCTGAAAATCTTCAATTCTTTGCTCTTTATTACCACCTTCTAATCTTTTAATAAGTCTAAATTGATGATCAATAGTATCTTGTAGTTTATTATAAACTTTCTCAATCTTACCTTCAACAGTAGTTAAATCTATTTTAGAATCATAATTATCATCAACAGTTTCAGTTATAGATTTTAAGATTATATTTTTCTTACTTTCAACCCATTTTTCATCAACTTCTAAGATATTCTTATCACCTGTTTCAATAGTTTCAAATAATTTACCATATTCTTTATTAAAGAATTCTATAGTTGGTTCACCATTAACATCTAAATCACCTATAAATTCATCAGGATTATTTTCCCAATCTCCAAATTTCTTCTTAAAATCATCTAAATAAGCAGTAACCCATTGTCTAACTGCTAATTCTTTATCACCATTAATTTCAGATGATTCTAATATAGATTTGAATAATAGAGACTCCTTTTTATTAGGAGCCTCTACTTTAACTATTTCATTATCATTATTTCTAAATACTTTACAAGCCATATTTATTATTTTTATTGTTTACAACCATCATCAAATTCATCTAACTTTTTAGTCACATCATCACTATATTCATCAACTAATTCTTGATATTGAGTTTTAGCATCTGAAGTAGTTTCATTTTTAGACCAAACTCCTAATTTATTACCATCAACTGTTATTTCAGAATAATTATAATTTTTATGCTCTAAATTAGCTTTTAATCTTTTTTCACCCTCATTATATGTGCTTGAATCAGTATATTCTTGATTATCTGTAATAATAGTAGCTCCAGCTTCAATAGCTTTAACAACCTCTCTAATGGTTTTATCTTGAGCTGCTTTACGTACATTTAAAGAACCTCTTTTACCTCCAATTGAAGTAAATATAACATCGTTTGAATTATAATTACCTGTATTAGCAAATTTACCAGCTTGTTTAGCATATAACGCTGTACTACTGTTTTCTATACCATCTCCAAAACCAATATATTGTGTTGCAATTTTAGCTTTTGACTGAGCCTTTTTATCCACTCTTTGAGAAGGAATTACTGTAAATTTATTTTTAGGTGATTTAATATAATCAATATTATTAGGTTCATTAAATATCTCATTAAATTCAACTTCAGTTTTAGTTAAAGTATTATCAACATATTTAGTTTTAGATTTAAATTCTCCAGGTAATTTAGCTATTTGTAATGTTTTAACATATTCATTAATTTCAGCTAAATTATTTGGGTTATTAGCTGGTAATTGAGATTTACTAACATCTGTATCAAATTTATATTCAATAATTTTACCATTGTTTTTTTCAATACCTAATTTAAATGTTTTAACATAAATACCATTTCCATTAGCATCATACCCTTCTAATTTTACTAGATTATCACCAACTTTAGCAAATAATTTTAATTCAGTCATATTTATATTATCAAAAATATATGACATATCTTGTTTAAGTACACTAACTTGTTTTTTAGGTAAATTAGGAACTATTAAAGTATTATTAAAATTATGTCTATACATCTGGTCTATAAACTTAGTTTGTAAACCATTAGTTCTCATATCTAAATCATAAATATAACGATTTAATTTACTCTCAACAAAATACTCATGTGGTATATGACTAAAAAATTCATTAATATTACTATTAAATCCAGATTGATAATAAGAATACTTTACTAATTTAGTAGCTAAATCAGGATTTTCTTCAAATAAGTCTTTCCAACCTCTATATAATTTATTCTGAATACCTTCTGAACGTTTTTTGTTCTGCAATTTAATAAAGTTTAAACCATCTTCTTGAATAACTTCTAATTGATTTAGAAAATAATTATCTTCATTTTCAAGTTTTTCATTAGTTAATTCAGAAGCTAAATCTATAAATAATAATTTAGCTGAACTTTTAAGTTTTAATCCTTCAAATCCAGATAAAGAATATGTATAATAATCTTTATATAGTTGATCTGCTATTTTTTCATTTAATAATTTAGTACCTCTAAGTTGTTGTGAAATAACGTTAATTGTATTCTCAACATGTTTATTAGCCATTTGAAATAACTTAGGATTAGCTTTAGTTACTTTATCAAGCCAGTAAATAGAATTATTAACATAATGTCCTAAAATAGTTTCCTCACCAGTTGTAGGGTCTACTAATTTATCACTAAAATTAGTTAAAGCCCCTTCAACTTTATTATAATCATCATTTTCAATTTCTTCAATTACATTTTGAGCAATTAACCTACTTGATAAATCTTTACCAGCTCCATCTGTATCAGGTTTAGCAGCTTTAATACCTCTAACTACTGTTTTAGAATGATCCTGTAATTCAAAGAATTTTTTAATAATACCTAATTGATTATGAGGTTGAGGGTTATTAATTTGAGAATCAAATCTTTTTAATGAAAAATCTGATGATTCAAATTTAGCATCATATCCTTCTAACCCATTTTCATATATATAATTTTCTATGAATAACGTTCTGATATTACCTTGTTCATTATTAAATTTAGATTCAGCATTTACTACAAAATCAATATATTCTTTAATAACAGGTTGTCCTATAAATCTATTAACGTACATTGGATGCATTCCAGCTCTTAACATCATAAACCCAGTGTTAGAAGTCTGTGTAGTCCAGTTACCACGAGTTACATAAGGATCTTTAGCGATATCAACGAAAGCATTTAAGAATGCAGAAATTGAGTTACTAATTTTATACTTTTTAACTTCTTTAAGTGGTAAACCTACTTTTTCATTTATATATTTAGCATCTTCAGTACTTAATTCTTGAGAATATTCATTATCAAATAAAGTTTCATTATTTTCATTTTTATGTCCCCAACCAATATAAGTATCTCTTAAAGAGTTTTTAGTAAACATTCCTCTTACGTGATCCACTAACATATTAGCAGTTTGTCCTACACCAGCTTTACCAGCTAAGAAATCATATTTAACATTTATCTGATTAATAACATCAAAATGATATAAATCACTCTTTTGTCCACTATCATCAAATATACTATTAATATCTTTTTTAATATAATCAAAATCAATAGGTGTCATCACATCTTTAACAACATCTGAGTGTAAGAATACAGCTTTATAAGACTCAATTAATTTATTTTGTAATACTTCTTTAGGTTGTTCTGAAAGCGGTAACTCATTACCTTCTTCATCTAACTTAGGTTTAGCGTAAACTAAATTATCATTTTCATCTTGTGAGAATGAAGGAATCATCATAAACATTTTATCAATATCAAAATCCGAACCTGTTTTAGTAGGTATTTCAGAATAAGCTACAACAGCATCTCCCATACCTTCAGGTAAGAATCCTACAATCTCTAAAGCATCGTTTGATGATAAACCTTGATTTGGTATTCTATATCCAATAATATTTTCTAATATTTCAGGAGATATCATTGCTTTTAAATCACCAGCATCCATATCTTTCCAATTGGGAATGTATTTAGTTAATAATGAACCAGGTAATAATACTTGACCAGGTTTAATAACACCATCTTCAATATGAGGTGGTCTTAACCCTGTTTTAGGATCTATAAACCATTTAACACCAGTTTCCTGCCCTTCAGTAAGTGTATCTATACCAAAGTTAGAAACTTGTATAAAAGATCCACCATTGGTCTTAATTTTAACTAATCTATCTTTAACGATAGACATAAACATATTCATTAATTTACTTTGAGATTGAGGTATACCATAAATAGTTAACTCTTTCTCTAAAGCTTTAATTAAATTTTCATTAATGTTACGCTTTTTAGCTTCATCCAGTAATAAATTATATAAAGCAGATTTATTACCAATAACTCCAGATTCATCAATACTTAATTCATTTGATAAATCTTGAACACCTCGTTGAGATAACTCCCCAACAATACTGTTCATATCTTTATATAAATCAGAACCTTTAATATCTAATCCATTACGACTAAACATTTTCTCCATATTATAAGCAATACCAGCTAATACATTCTTTTGTATTTGAGAACCTGTATCAGTTTCCTTATATCCTTTGATAGGTAAATTTTGTTGTAATTTCCAACCTCTATTATCTAATTCTAAAGGTGTTAAATCAAATTCATCAGCTAATGTACCATCTTCATTATGTATTAAATCAGTAACAGTAGCACCAACTTTAATACCATCTAATGTAATAGTTTCGTCAATTCCATTTTCAATCATTTTATCATATACTCGCTGTAAATCAGTACCTTTAATTAAATCAGGTAATAATACAGCTTGAGAATACTTTAAAAATGTTGGAACACCATTATTTCTTTTATAATAAACACCCTTCAAAGGTTGTGCAACAGCTTTAGCTTCTTTTTCTGTAAAAGGAGTTTTATCAGTTCCTAACATTTTAGGTAAAGCAGTTTCGTGATACTTAGTCCATAAACCAAGTCTTTTAATTAAAAATTCCCAACGTGAAGGTAATATATATGCTTGTGCATCTGTAGTATTAACTTTACCTTTAGAATACATTTTAGCAATAGTTTTACCAGCAATTTCTTCAATATCTTTAACATTTCTACCAGCAACTTCAACACCTGTTACAATAGCAACTTTATATGTTAAACTATCTCCATGTTGTAATCTAAGTTGTAATCCATCAGTATAAGTAGATGGTATACGTTTAGCGTAATCAACCATATTTTTATAATATGCTGAATCTCCTGAAAACATTTTACCATACTCAATATTACTGATTAATCCATTAATATAAAAATCACTAACAGCATTCATAACAGGATAATTATAAGCTTCATAAGCTTTCATAATTGAAGCGTCAATACCTCTAGAATCATAACCACCTTTAGTTTCATTATTAGGTGATATAATATCTTTACTTGTTAAAAAACTAACTTTTTCAGCAATACCATCTTTTAATATATTATGGATATAATCTTTAATTTCAGTTTCATATGAATTAATAGAATCTAATGCTGGTGTACCATCATCTTGATAAATTCTATCGGCAATTTCAGGTAAAACATCTTTTATATTTTCAAAACTTAATCCTTCAAATATTTGAGATTTAAAAGCATTACCAATTACTTTACCATCTTTATGAGTTTCACCACGTTTATTAGCGTGATAATGAACATATTTCTTAGCGTTAGGATCATTTATATCTTTAGTAGCTTTAATCATTCTATTATACTCACTACTAAAATAATCATAAAAAACTTGTATTACTTTAGATGGTAACACAGCTCTTTTATCTACAATTTCATTTACATTAGTATTTAAGAAATAACCATGTGATAATAAATATGAAGTTAATTTATCTGCTGGTGTAGGAGTATTAAATAAACTATTTTCACCTTTAACAGACATTAAAATTCTATTCATACTATCTACAACGGCATCGTCTTTAGCTAACTCACCATTATTTTTTGGATCAGATTTATTTTTATCAGTTTTTCTTTCTTGAAATACATTAAATATACCTAGTTTAACTTCTTTAATTCTTTGTTTAGCAATCTTTAATCTATCATCAGGTCTTCTATTTTGATCATAACCAAGTATATACTCTAACCATTTAGATGATTCATTACCAGGTTCTCTATATAAACTTTCTAATTCTTCAATATTAGATTTCCATTTATTAATTTCACCAGCTAAATAAGAAGGTAAACTATAAATCCAATATGATTTGTTAGCACTATAAATACTAGCATCAGAACCATCTGGTTTATAAAAAGCTTCTTCTTTAGCTAAATCAGAAAATATAGCTTGGTCATTAAAAGGGTTTATAAATTTACCATTTTCATTAAAAACTTTAATTTTATTTTTAATGTCTGTTGATAATAATCTTTTACTAAATAATTCTAAAATAGATAAAACATCATTAGTTTTATCAAATAATTCTTCATTATTTAAAATGACATCTTCTAAGTTACCTATATAGGAGTTAAATCCCTGTTCTGTAGTAACAGCTCCCATATCATGTAACGTCCTAATAATAGTGTTTATATGTTGTGATAAATCAGAAAGAATAACATCCTGTTTACCAACTTTACCATTTTTAGTAACTTTTTTAAATTGATCAAATTCAGATCTAATAACTTTCAAATCATCATTAATCTCTGTAAGTTTAGCAGTATTTAATTTACCATCTTCTATAAAAATAGTTTCAAAATTAAATCCCCACTCACGTTTAATTGAATTAAAATTAGCATTTACTTGACTAACATCTTTGGTAGTATGTTTAATATTTTTACCATTAAAATCAACTTCTGATACAAAAAATGGATTTTTAACTAAATTAAAAGCTTGTGTAAATTGAGACTTTTTATCTTCTGATAAACTTGGGTTATTTAATATGTTTAATAATTCTTTAAAATAAGGTTTCTTATGAGCTAATGTACCTATTTTAGTTAACATTGTTTCATAAAGGTCTTCTACTTGACCACCTATAATAGTAGGGCTTAAATCACTTAATTCAGTTTGTAAAGTTTGATATACATCATTAACATCTTCAAAACTTGTTTT